AGTTGCCTGTTACCTCGCATTGTGGAGGATTGCACTCAGGCTTTTCCCAGTTCTCAAACTCTTGACAAGGATAACGAACCCAGCCTTGGTAACCACAACTGCTAAGAGTTATTGCGAGTAATAAGGATGCGATAAATCTCTTCAACTTGTCGCTCCAATCGTGCTACTGAATCCTTAACACTTGAGCCACCATTAGGCTTGAGTTCGTTGAGGTAGTGCTTTACTAGCCAGCGAACACCAGCAGCAAAGCCACCGATGATTGTGCATACTGCAACAGCTACTGTTGCGTAGTCTTGTGCCTGCATTAGACCGTCCTAATGGTTACTAAGAGCGTTCCGCCGTAGCCAGAGAATCGCTTGTCTGATGGTGTCGCATTTCTAAAGTCAAGTTCTTCGATCAGTCCGATGTAGGACTCACCTGTACGGAAGTCTTCAACACGGATGGTGTCTCCCACATTCTCAATAGATTCCAACTGAGACATACGGAAGTAAGCAGAACCTTCATAGCCAATCTCAACGCCGAAGTGATCTGATTCGTGGTCAAAGCAAGACAGTGGATACTGGATTAGTCGCTGACGTGGGATAGCAGGCAATGCCTTAATCTGGTATCCAGTAAACAGTGGACCCTTAGAACTATCAGTAGATGAACGAGTCAATGTGAACTGGAAGCCTAAGTATTCTTGTGATGCCTGTGGATAGTTGATGTTTACTTCTGGCACCAGTTCACCTTGCGAGAAGGTACCGATACGGAAGAAGTTATCTGCATAATCAACAGAGTCTACGAATAGTCCACCATTGGCTGTATCTACACGTGCTTGCATTAACTTATAGATCTTTAATTCTAATGTGTTGTAGCGTACATAACCTGTACGCAAGGTTCCTTCAGCCATCAAGGTAGATGCAGATTCAATATAGATAGCACCATCTGCGCCATTACCAGCGTTACAGTAAGCAAGGCGGTTAGTATCTCCAAGGAAAGCACAGGTTGTTGTGTAGTGACCTAGCGTATCTGCTGGGTTGTACAAGTCCCAGGCATAAGGGAACAAAAGGTTACCTAATGGTTGACCCATATCTACACGAGTCACACCAACCTGACCATCAACGCCAGATGCTGCCCAGATGTATCTATCACGGAAAGCAAAGTCATAGACAGGTTGGGTTGATTCAAAAATCAAAGCACCGTAGGTAATAGAACCATCGAGTTGACTTGCATCTGCCATACGCATACCTTCAGAGGTACCGATAGCCATATTGCCAAGGTAGTAGGCAATCTTAAATACAATCTCACCTACTGGTAGTTCTGCTGCAGTGATAGCACTGGTCAGGGTAGGCATAGCACCAGCAGTAGACAAGGTAAACTTGTAAATGTTGGACTGAATACCTGAGTAACCTGCAATGTAGATAGCAGCACCACTAGATGTAATGCTAGTAAAGATGTGGTCTGGATCGTTGTGTGAATAGACCGCAGTAGGTAGGGATGTAGCAGTAGATGCGAACTCATACACTTTATCGTTAGCACACATTACGATACGCTCTTTGGTGTATTCCATAACAGCGTTAGTTACTAAGATACCTGTAGCGTTAAACATCAGCGTAGGAGATACACTTGAGTCATCAGATAACAGTTTCTTGTAAACGTGGATCTTCTTAGCGCCACCTGATGTCTGGTTAGTTACCCAATAGGCATAGACACCATCATCACAGATAGCAAATACAGGATCATCAGTGCCTGAGTTATAGTCAATGAAGTGGATAACCTCAGCAACGCCAGTACCTGCTGGGCTAACTGGAGTAGATGCTACATCAGTTGCAGTCTTTGCATAGGTAAAGGTTGTAGTTGTTGGCACAGATGTAATGCGGTACTCACCATTGAAGGTAGCATCCACACCAGTAATGACAATCTGCATACCAATACATAGGCCGTGTACAGCACTGGTAGTCAGCGTTGCTACGTTAGAGGTTAGCGCCTTGTTAGTAATAGATACAGTGATCTTTGGGAAGACTTTATCTACGTCGTACTCATCGGATAGTAGAACACCGTTGTAGGTAATGCTGCTCTTATCCCATTGGATAGAACGGGCATACTGCCACGGACGACCATTGGGTTGAATACCACCAGTGACTGTGTGCTGACTCTCGCTAGAGTTAAGCAGCGTTGCCTGTCCCTTGGTCCAGACATTGATGCCCTTAGACTCTGTGTACTGGAAGCGAAGCGACTCATCTTGGATAGGCTCAAAGAACTTAATGCCTTGTCCAAAATGGAACGAGCTTTGACTACGTAGCCACCAACCAGTCAGCGTCTGCTCACCTGGCTCACGGCTCTGGTCAATCTGCTGCTTGCGATACTGCGCTGTGACGCGACGATAGGGTGCATCATCAGAGTTAAACAAGAAGAACGGCAAGCCAGCAATGGCTATGTCATAAGCCTCACCAGTAGCTGAGTAGTTAGTGGCACCTGCTGGGTTGGATAATACGTAGGGGATTCCCTCTGTGATGTCGTCGCCGTAGGCCACTATGTCTCCTTAGATATAAATGAAAGTAGAGCAGTTTAGCCACATACTCAGGTGGTAATTCTTATTCAGTTTTATTTATATTGTACTTATCTGTATTCTTTCTTTTGCCAAAACATATTTTTATATCTATCCCAAATTTTAGTAGATAATAGTCTATTAACAGTTTGCGTTTTTTCTATATTATCATCTAATTGCATTTGCCAAGCCTCGCGTTTGAAAGGAATTACTTGTGCTATTGGTGTTCCCGCAGGTATCAAACCTTCAAATTTAGAATCATTTAAAACAAAAGGAAAATTTACAGGTGCATTGTAAGTGTCAGTATCTACTATGCCAGCCAAAATGGTAAATGGTGCTTCTCTGTGTAAAGGCTGTGTGAATAAAACAGAATATCCTGGTGCTGTTTTTATAGCCCAATGGTTTATAAATTTTGGGATATCAGAATTATTGTGATTTGGATATTGCGGTGCTTGTCCTAAACTGTGCATACTAATCAAATCAAAACCGCCCCATTCATAATAAGGCGCACCTTCTTTTTGACTAACATAAATATCGGCAGGTAGCAAAATTAAATAACCGCTAGTCATTGCATCAAAAACGGGCATACAGCGTTTTATAGTACCCGTAGTTTTCCCTGTGCCATCAGGTACTTTCTTCCCATTTAAATACGATTGTGTATTTTTATACCAATCGGGAACCATTTTTGATGCTGGAATAGGACTATATTCTTTTGGAATTTGCGCTACATTGCTAAATGTAATTATTTTTGTCAAGATGCCCCCTAGTTATGTTACATTATCAATAGTAACATAAAAGCTATTATTGACTAAGCGGAACCCAATTTTTATCTGTCTCATTCCACGCGTATATTTTGTCATCATTAGGATAAGGTACTGGCGTTTCCCACATACCAGTTTCTTCATTTCTTACCCAAGAAGGAAATGGTTGTATTGTCCAGAATCTAGTTCCGTCATATTCGCCACCAACTACACAACCATCTGTTGCCTCAATAACTAAGTCAGCATCGTGCAACTCTTTAAATTGTTGTACTAATTCTTCTGAATGGTTATCAAAAACAATAATGTTTTCTACAATGTTATTTTTAATTAAAGCATAATTTTTCATTTCAATCTCCTTATAGAATTATTTAGTATAAACAAGAACTGTGCCTGATGAACCCGCAGAACCCGCACCATTATTGGAACCGCCTACAGCACCGCCGCCGCCTCTTGAAGATGCACCAGCGGGATCACCTGAATTACCGCCATTAGTAGTACCTCCAGTTGCACCACCCACGCTACCACCAACACCGCCAGGACGCGGTGCTGTGCCGTAATAAGGCCCACCTTGCCCACCGCCACCACTGCCTTGAAAATTGGCAATGTTTGGATCTGAATGACCTGTGAAATCACCAGGATTACCACCAGCCGCAGGACTACCAGTACCATTACCAGCATTGTAAACTGATCCCCAACCACCAGAACCGCCATAGCCTGTACTTAATGTTCCAAGATTTGCGCTTATATTACTAGGGATTCCTGGTTGTGATGGCTGACCACCGTTAGAAGCATTAACAGTTAGTATGGTAGTACCGCTGCGGCTAATAGTTGATGATCCAGAAGGGTTACCTCCTGCAACACTGCTACTATTGCCGCCCGCTCCTAAACTTATAGTCCAGGTATCACTAGATGAAGTTGTAACACCTAATAAGGAAAATGCTGTTGAACCAGCGCCCGCGCCTGTTTGGTAATAATTAGGATAATCACCAATATCCCAATAGAAACCTTGATTAGCGCCTCCGCTTCCAGCGCCAACTCCTACAAATGCTATGAGTGAGGTTCCTCCTGGCGGAGTATAATTGCCGCTACTATTAAATGTTGTTCGCAACACATAAGGTGCAAGAGGAGTAACACTATTAGATGCTGCAGATGCCGCAGATGTACCATTTGCGTTTGTGGCTGTTACAGTAAATGTGTAAGCAGTTCCGTTTGTTAAGCCGCTAACCGTAATTGGTGAAGTGCTGTTAGTTCCTGTAATAGAACTAGGTGAAGATGTAGCAGTAAAGGTTGTGACTGTCTTGCCGCCCGTTGCATTTGCTGTGAAAGGAACAGTTGCTTGTTGAGAAGCAGAAGTTGATGCAACACCAATAGTAGGAGCTTGTGGAACGGTAGTTGCGGTAACGGAGTTAGATACCGTTGCTGCAGACGTACCGTTAGCATTGGTTGCAGTGACACTAAATGTGTATGCAGTATTAGATGCTAGACCAGTGACAGTAATTGGAGATCCACTGGTTGCTGTAAAGCTGCTAGGTGATGACGTCGCTGTGTAAGAAGATATAGCCTTTCCGCCAGTTGCTCCACCAGAAACAGTAACGGTTGCGGCACCATTGTTAAAGGCACGAGCTGTTCCCACATCTGCAGCAGATACTGTAGGTGCTTGAGGAACTGTGGTAGCTGTAATGCTATTTGATGCAGCAGACGCAGTAGAGTTTCCTCTAGAATTTGTAGCTACAACTGTAAATGTGTACGCAACTCCAGATTGTAAGCCAGTTACTGTTAGTGGAGATGCACCTCCAGTAGCGGTAAATCCACCAGGGCTGGAGGTAACTGTGTATGAAGTAATAGGCAAACCACCATCAAAAGTAGGTGCTGTAAATGTAACTGTTGCTGCGCCATTGTTAAAGGCACGAGCTGTTCCGACATCTGTTGCCGTTCCAATCGTTGGTGCATTTGGCACCTCACGTGATGATGATGCGACTGTTCCTAAGATTCTCATTATGCGCTAACGTCTCCAATCAAGATCCAAGAGTTTGTATTCATTTTAATAAGAGTTGCAGCAGACCATTGAGTACGCAACTTTAGGTAATTGTCAGGACTATTGACTGTAACGCCTACCGCTCCAGCAACTGTTACCTGACCTGCTCCAGCTGCAGTAATTGTTATCTGAGTTCCAATAGCAAAAGGAACTGAGGCATTAGTTGGAACAGTAAGGGTAATTGGTGAAGCGTTAGCAAGAGTTACAAGTTCTCCAGCATCTCCTACTGCCAATGTGTAAGTAGTTCCTGTTTGAGCATTCATCGGGATAGTCTCGTTAAGACCTGCCTCAAAAGCATTGAGTGCTTCTGATACGAAGACGTGCTTGACTGTTGCACCGCCTGAGTGTGAGATTGCGCTAGTTCCTGACTGACCACGAACGATAGTAAAGGAATCACTGGAGTTAGCAGTGATAAAAACAATTTCTTCGTTTTGTGTATCTGGATCAATAGCCACTGAGAATGTGTCAATGTTGCCAGATGCAAGGGTTACACCACCAAGAAGGGCCGCACCAGTGCCAGTAGCCACAGTCATAGTGGTAGCAGAGTTTGATATACCAGAGGCAAGCGTTGTCTGAACGCTTACGCTTGAGTATTTACGTGTCATTGGTTTTCCTTATCGGGTGTAGTGAATACGGATTGGATACTTGTCAGATAACTTCAACGCTTCTTCGTTGAGGCGCTGTTGGTACAACGCAAAGATGTAGCGAGATGCTGCAGCACCTGCTGATGATGGCAACTTGGAATCGTTTATATCGGCTTCAGCACTAGAGAGATTGATTCGTCCAGCGTCAAGATAAGACAATAGTTTGTATGCTGCGCCGAGTACGACAACATCTTTGCAAGACTCTGGTAAGCCAGACACGTCAGCAAAATCATCTGTGTTTGCGTCAAGAGTGTTCGGCGTGGCGGTATACCAAACCTGAATTGTACGACCAGGTTGTACGTTCTCATAGATGTTTATCGTATTG